AACCTCAACAGCAGAAGCCTAAACCCCCACAGAAAACTGCGGGGAAACAAGCTCCTGCCGCACCTTCTAACCAGCCTGGTAAGATTGCTGCGCCACTTCCCGCACCTAAGGTGCCCGTAGAAGTGCCTGTTCCCCTCACAGCACAACAACGCGCTGAGCATAGGCTCAAACAAGTTGATGAGGGTGAACTGACACCTCCCTATTATGGGCCCGCGCTCTTTCCCTATGAGTCTTTTCGTGAGATGATCACAGAGACTCGGAAGCGACGCGATCAGGTTAGCGTTCCAGATTATGTTCTCTGGGCTTGCCCAGAAATTGAACATACGACTGATGTTGGCTCGTTGAAAAAGGAGTGTGACGCTGTGGTGACACAGTGGACGCAGCTTCTTGCTCGAGATAATCAACACATCGTTAACGGATTTGTTCCCGCGCATAGATGCGGTTCTCAAATCCCAAGTTTGGACGCTTTGCGTGGAGTTCAAGGTTTTCTGAAAGATCTCACAACTTATGGAGATAGTTTTAAACTCTATAAGGTCCCTGTGGGGAGGGGAGCTGTTGAACATGAAAAAGCTCTCAAGGAACTTAAAATTCCTTATTCAGTTTTGGATAACGGATTTTCAACGTTCAGCCATCACCCAGTGTCGGCGTCTGTGAGGAAATATCTCACAGCGTTCTCTCTTAATCAGCTTTATCAAGCTGCTATAGATGGGAACTTTCGGCCAGACATCGTGAGTGCTTACGGCAATGATCGAGATGTTGCAACTAATGAGTTTTTGTCCGGGGGAAAGATGCAACCCGGGCAAAAAGCTACCGTTAGGTTACATCGTCCTCGAATCACTGCCGCTGACTTCATGAGAGGGGACAACACCGTCGCTAGGGATTTTACTACGCGGCTGATGTTGTTGGTCGATATCTATATGGCTGAGACATTACCATTGACTCCTGAATTCTTCCGTATTCATTTGGAAGATCAAGGGCGAGCTGTGTGGCTCGGGCACTGTTTCCAAGGAGCTGCGGGTACTACTTGCGGTGAAGGGGGGTGGTGTAGGATAACAGTAGGGGGTAAAGATCTTATTCTGCATCGTGCAGATAAGACTCTTCAGGCCTCGCCTTTGCATGACCCGTGTGATTGGATTTGGACTGATTCAGTTCATGAGTTCAAGGTCGGGTCCCAGTTATCATGGAATGTCAAAACCCACATTGGTGGTACGTATGTCGTCGAATTTTTGTTCGAGAAAGTTCCACACCAAATTATACGCAAAACAAACATGTGTGTTGTAGCCTGGCAGTTCGCTAAAGTGCAGGTCGTTGAGGAAAGAAAAGGGTGGTGGGGAAAAATTTTACGTTTCTGCTTACCATCTCATGCTCTCCACATGACCACGCAATATAAGCGTGTCCGGATACACACTCCTACGTTCGAAAGTATGAAGTTAGCTTTTTCAGGGAGGCGCAGAGATGATAGTCTTTTGCGTACCATTCTGAAACAGGCGTCTGAAACTTTTGCCCGTACTGACGGTCTCCTGTTGTCTGAATTATTCCCTACGGAATTCTCAGGAGCTGCTCAATCGTTAGCTTACGCGGTGTTTGCGGATGTAAGTGCTGAGGCCCATACTCTTGCAGCTTTTGCTGAAGACCATGGGGAATTATTGCACTATCATGCCCAATCTCTTAGTGTTCTTAAACCGGAGAATTTGAGCCCAGGGTGGACAAAAACGCAGATCGCTAGTTCTGTGCTTGTTGCCGCCACGGTTCTCCTGTTAGCTAGGAAAATTGGTATAATTAGGTATTCCACTCTCAAGGCGGTCGTCGGTGCCGCTTCTATGCCCGATCACTGTGCCAGATTGGTAGCCAATTCTGTTAAAACTCTCGCCAGTATTCCTGGCGCGGGAATTTGGAATTGGTTTGCCGAACAAGTGAACGGGTCGGGGATGTCGTCAGAGGAGTATGATGTAGCCGTTGATGTTACGCAGGCTATATTGGTAGCTCCTTTTTACGAAGAGATCGTCAAACGATGTATTCCAAAAGAGCATCGTTGGCTATTTGGCTTTATCGAGTGGTGGTATAAAATCATAAACTTTCCGAATCTACCGAATGCAGTGCAGGCCTCCGCGGCGCTCTGCGTTCATAAGGTCGTGGAGAATATGAGTTTTTTACCATCAGTAACTATCCACTTTGCGTGGAATGTTCTGTGGTTAGTGGGTTATTGGAAGGGTTTGATCTCTGCTCGAACGGCTGGTGCCGGAGCAGGGATGTTGCCTTCCTTAAAACTGCTTGCCACACTCGGATGGATGGGCATGTCTCTAAGATCAAGAGGCGTACCCTATCAAGAGTTTCGGGAGAAATTCTATGTTGAAGATTGGAGAGATAGGCCTGAGATCGACAGTTTGGTCATTAGAAATAGTGATTTTCCTGCCGATCTTTCCGTAACTCCTACACAACATATGCCTTATTTCAAACCCAAACCCTTGTGCCAGCTGTTAACTGTTGCTGGCTCCATCGCTCTTCCCACGGAGGACAACCATTCAACCTATTATTGGTTGCTTCCCACTAATGTGCCAGGTTACGTTCCACAACGTAGCGATGAGCAGTTAGTGGGGGTTATCAATTCTCGGATTTTGGTAGCGCCCCCTCTCGACCCACAACTTCAGCTAGTGGGTTGGTCACATTTGAGTCCTCTTGTTCCGGCTTGCCTGCCTATCGTGCGAGAAAATTTTATCGCAGAATGGTTGGCCCATTTCGAAGAGGCTCATAAAGTTAGCCGTTACAAAGCTGCTTTATCTCAGAGAGAAAGGGAAGGGCCCGGTATTATAGGGCCATATTTAGACCGGGTGGATATTATGGTTAAAACAGACGAAGTTTTAGTTAAGTGTAATCT